GGTCGGTTCGCTTTTCTCGAGGGGAGTCTCGGGTTGTGTGAGGGGAGTCTCGGATTGTGTGAGGGGAGTAGACATTTTTTTTGTGATTTGTGTGATTTGTGTGATTTCTTTTATAACAATGGCTGGGGGGTACTATTTATTTCTAGGTTAAAAGCATTTCAATTTTTTGAAGGTTTTTAAAAATTGAAATGCTTTCAACTAATCGATATAGTAATGGAGCCCTATACTGAGTTAGTAGGAGGGTGTACGTACTACATACTATGGACATGAAGGGGGTTATTCTACGTTAGGGGGTAACGAGACTATCTATATAGGGGTAAATCCCGTTCATTAGTCCGGTTATACAACAAGAGGTAAAACTCGTTTAGGAAGGCACGCATATAGGCACATTAAATAGGTAAATTAAATAGGTTTTTTAATTTATTTAAAATTGAAATAGTTTAGTAAGGTTATGGTAGGTTAATAATGGACGCACTTATTAAAGCCGAATGTGGTGTGTTTTTAAAGAAGGTAGAGAAGGATTTTTATCATAAAACTAAGCAGTTGCAGAGAGATATAATTAATGCTACCTCTAAAAAATATGGGTTCCAGGTTTCTAATGCGTATAAAGATTATGGTTTAGTGGAGGAGGAGGAGGTATTGGAGGAGGAGCAGGAGTTAAGCGCACAGGTTAATAAGGTAAAACCTAAGAAGTGTAAGACTGCGCGTGCGTTCTTTATAGAGGCTAATAGAGCGGCGGTTAAGAAAGAATTTCCTGAAGAGGTTACTAATAGGTTAGGTGAGATGTGGAAAAAGATAAAGGATGGTCCTGAAGCAAAACCCTATAAGGATTTGAATAAAAAAGATAAGTTAAGGTATGATGCGGAGCAGTTGAGTTATATGTCATGAGGATGTTATGCGATACATATATTAATACTTTTTTATTAGTACCTCTATCCTTTTTCAAAAAATTGAAATGCTTTAGCCAGTAATAAAGAGAAGTACCCCCCCCCAGTTTGCTATATATCACACAATCATGCCAACTATTAAAGAGATTATTAACACATACACTAATGAGATGGTACTTCAAACTGAGTTGGAGATGAATAGGCATCTTTTGGAAATCAAGGAGAAGTTAATCCGTAATCTTGCGGAGAAGTATGAATTTGACGTAGAGGAGGCTCTGGCGCATTTCGCTGAGCAGGAGGTTGGACATCTAGTTCATGAGGTTAAAAAGGTTAAAAAGGTTAAAAAGGTTAAAAAGGTTAAAGACCCTAATGCGCCTAAAAAAGCTACTACTGCCTATTTCTTCTTCATGAAAGCGAAGAGGAAGGAGGTATCAGAAGCGGCCAACGCTTCTGCTGATGCCAACGAACTTCTTGCTAGTAAGGCTGCTAAAGCATATGAAGAGATTGCTGACGACGCGTCCGAAGAGGTACTTGCTGACGCGTTAAAACTCAAAAATCACACTAAAGAGGAACTTGAACTTGCCACGAAGATGACCACCACTACCCAAATCACCAAACAATTAGGCGCTATGTGGCAGCTTATTAAAGACACACCCGAAGCTAAACCATATCACGAATTAAACTCTGCTGATAAAACACGATACGAATCCGAAATCCTCCTTTACTCCTCTGATTAAAAAATTACTTTTATACTATATCCTTTTTACTATTACCTATACCTTTTTTAATCTTTTCCTTTTATCATATGCCCACTATTATCATACATTCCTACTAACCTTCCTAAATCATCATATAATCTATTCGTATATATACATTTATTATACCTATCACCTTCTATTTCTACCGACTGCACCGCCAAATCTATCTGGAGACATATATAAAGAGTCATATATATATATATTATGAAACCTATACCGTTCTATTTACAGTATAATATGTATGCGTATTATACGTCAGCGAATCATATTATTTTTGATGAAAATCTAAGTTATTTATTAGAAAACCATATATTTCCCATTAAAATAACTAACACGCATACTAAATTTTTGCTCAGTGAATAATATAATGCCTAGAAGTGAATTAATAAAATCCAAAAATATAGGGGGAAAGACGAAGAGATTTAAGATTAATAACGTTATTAAATAAAAAATAGATAACACAACCTCTCCAACAAAGAAAGCATAATTAAAACGAGTAAAAACGCGACTACTTAAGAGGGTATCTACTACAAGAAAAGCGTGTAATTCATCCCCTACCACCGAAGCAGCACCAGTTTCGGATTGGTTTACATACGGCAGATGAACTGTTTCGTATAGGCCTACCTAACATATTACATGAGGGGCATATATATATATATATATGAACATTATTAGGCATAAGGTTTAAATAAATTCGTTTTTAACATAATTATATAATTTATGAAGTATGCAATGGATATACATAAATTATATGAACCTTTAGAATATAATATAAATAGCGGAGGAAAAGATATACGTAGATTAACTATATTATACATTCAGACCCTATTACATAATAAAAATAACCCTCTAACAGATATTATTATTGAGGATATTAATATAGCACATAATACTAGTTTAATTATTGATGATATTCATGACTCTTCTATAAAACGCCGAGGTCATTTATGTGCCTATCTCTTATTTGGTAAACCTCTTACCTTAAACGCTGGATATTTAAAATGCTTATCACTACTGAATAACATCGATAATAAGTATCCTAAAATGATAGCAGATTATGTTAAAGATTTGTATATATCGTCGTTTTATAAGGGTCATATCGGGCAAGGGTTAGACATCTATTGGGCAACTAATAAATATACGCCTACCATTTCCGAATATTTACTAATGATAGATAATAAGACGGGTATTATATTTAATACTATAGCAAAACTATGTGTTAGTTCTTTAAAGTTAGTTGATAAAACAACCGACCACCTAAATGACTTACTGCTATTAATGTTATATATTGGACGTTTTTTTCAAATACGAGATGACTATATTAATTTAACCTGTCCTGAATATTGGAAACTAAAAGGCTTTTGTGAAGACCTAGATCATAACAATGTATCCTATGTATTATGTTTATATAAACAAATTATTAAGAAGCCCCTAAATACTAAAAACAAACTAAAAACGTACCGGATTTTATATAAAGCCAACATATTCACCATGACCTATTATATTTTGAATACTTACAAAGATAAAATTATAGCGATAGAAAAACGGATAACTGGGGAACCTATTATTAGTAGTTATTTAACGGAGTTCTTTTCAAAGCTGTATATAACAAAGGCTTTATCCACCAAACGGATATTAAAATATATTGACTAATAGTAATATGTCTACTACAGAATATATATTTACAGGAGGAGCGTATATATTGCAAGGAGGATATAACATGATTCATTATATTGGTAATTTTTTTACCAGGCCTTCAGACGAAGAATTAGTACAAAAAGGATTGGCACATTTATATCAGGTTAGAAATACAGTTACTTTACGAGAAAAACACCTTCGCGAACAAGTTCAACATTATACTTCAAAAGCTGTAGGATTTAGTACGGATAATATGAACCGAGAAGCGAAAGTAATGATTAAACTATATATGCTATATGATGCTCAAGTTAATTATTGCCAAACAACCATGACAGCAATTGAATCCCATATTATATCCCTCGAAAGTATTTCTCTCAATAAACAAGTTTGTTGGGCATTAAAAGAGAGCAACTTTATTAATGGATTTGAAGCAATAGAAGAAGAGATTATAGAAACCGCCGTAGAAAAATTAGATGACCGAAATCAAAGTGCCGGAGACTTTTTAAGAACATTAGAAGAAATCCCATCCATCACTATAGATGAGTCCGATATAGAGAGAGAACTCAAAAAATTAAAAATAGATACACCGGACCCTAATATAGTATCCAATATCAGTTATGATAATTTGCTTATGCAAATGCCTATCGCCCCAACCAATCCAGTGATTATTACTAGTACAGATATTCCTACTAATAATAGTAGTAATCCATTAATTCAAGAACACGCATAATTATTAAATACTACTTATTGCTAGGTCTATTATTTTCTCTCCGCCCACTGACGCGGCAGTTACTAATAAAGATCCCATTGATGCTGATCGATTTCTTGCCGCAACAGGTATTCCCCAACACCTTGATTTAGTTGATTTAGATATATGTTGAAGAAGTTCTTCTTCTTTCGTCAATATAGCTATTTTAGTCTCTTGTTTGGCGTGTATTTTATATAGAATATTACTCATTTTCATGGCGCGAATCATTCTAGTTACCCCTATGCTCCCTCCACACCTAACTATCATATCATGTTCTAAAAACTGGTCTAACTCTTTAACTACGCGCGCTTTTGTAAAATTAGAAAATAACTGAGTCGCATAACGTCCATCCTCTATAGTGTAAAATTGCTTCCTAATCTCATCCTTATTAATACTTCTCTCTGATAAGGTAATTGTTTCTATGCCATGCAAAATAACCCCGACTTTATTTACCGTTTCACCGTTATGTTTCACATTCCAATATGATACCGATTTAGTTGGATAGTTTTTTAGAAAGACTACAGGAGTATCCGCAGTACATAAATCCTCAGTGTGTTTATAGTCCAACTTTTTTACTCCATATGCTTCTGTTAATTCACTATACTCCTTGTGTCGGTATAATTCCTTCTCTCCAAACCCTAAGTATTCCAATAATTCTTCTTCTAGGTTAATTAGATCATTTACATCGCCGCGCATTTCATACTCAAATACCGGAAACATCTTATCCTCGCGACCTTCTACCAAATCTGGCTTATTTCTATAACTTGTACTTAAACAAAATACGCCTGGTACATCGGGATTTAACAATAACTCTTTTTCTAACCATAGTTGACCACTCTGCGGTAAAGGCCACACTTCACCCTCATAATTATAGGTAAATATAGCATTAGGTTCTTTACTCGCAGCTAAAATACTTAATCTACCTTGAGTATACACTTCATACCATCCTTTAGATTCAAAGAAATCACGCAGTTGTTTTATAACCATACTATAATAACGCATATCAATATAAGATAAATCCATCATACTACTCTCCATCCTTCTACTCTCCATCCTAACTTACCATATTAAGATGACTTTATATCTTAAATAAAAAACTACATACTCTAGCTTATATGGTACTGAACTATATCTTCATAATGAAAGATATATCCCCTTCATGCAAAAATATAAACACCATAAAAATATTCACCGCCCAACGCCTAGCGCACCACCACTACCACCCGCTAAAACGCCTACCCCCGTTTCATCCGCAACTATAAATATTAAACCAGACAATCCGTTCTCTCGTGCTTTTGACTGGTAAATTAGAGAGTTAATCCCATCGCTTGTAATACCATCTCCTCCTTATCCAACCAACTACCATTCGAGAACAAGCTAGGATTTATATTAAGGTCTTGTAGGTATTTGACTATGTTAAACCCACTGATAGTGATGGGAGGAAATAAAAACCTTAGACTAGAACCGGCGTCTTGTTCTAATTTATAATATTCTTCGGGGGTCACGTTTGACTTCTTCCTTCCATTCTTCGCACAATTATTAAGACGGTCATTATGTTCTTTGGCTAGAGCGATATATTTTTCCATATTGGGCAGGTACTCTTATTATATAAGCAAAAAGCATTTCAATTTTTTTGACTGATTTAATCACTCAAATAATATTATATGCCTATACAAGTTAAAATTAGTAAGTCCAAAAATCCTAAAAAAAATTCATGGTTTATTGTATGTTTTGAAATACCTTTCTAGGTTTTATATTCTTTCCATAAAAGTATATAAAACTATGTGTCATATGAAACTTGGTTCATCTCACCTGAATGGTGCATACCGACCTCTATTTGAGATTCGGTCTTTTCTTCTATACCTAAATGTATCTGCACCGTCTCAATAGATATATTTATACACGCCTGAAATTGTAAATCATCCTCATAGGTACGTTTTAACTTATTAATTCCTTCTATCGCATGCTGCGTTTCTAGAATTATTCTTTCCGATAATACCTCGTTTTTCCTCATTACTGCTGCGTTATATTTTTCAATTACTACTTGAAATAAACTCTGAATAAACATAATGTTATTACCACGGGATTCACTATTATATAATCGGCTCAATCCTCTTAACAATGCCGGCTTTTGGATTCGAACTTGTGGTTTTATTGCATTATTCGTAGATATTCTATCGTTCTCTCTTATACTACCCAAAATTCTTAATTCCGTTAGCATATCTTGATCTGATGTACTAGTACTATTTATCATCTACTAATACTATCCTCGTATATTTATTATATTATTATTATACTTTTTTACCTCTGGTATTTTTTACCTCTGGTATTTTTTACCTCTGGTATTTTTTACCTCTGGTATTTTTTACCTCATTCCAATCTTCAGATTGGGATTTATCTGCCTCTTTATTATTCAAACTTTTCGTCTCACACATTAACGGTCCATTATATACTCCCCTAACATTCGATGCCTGATAATCATGTCCCTTATTAGCTACGGTATCTTTATTAAACCACACATACTCTCCTTGTACTAAATAGTTATATTGCTCCGTATTTGTCTGAATCGCGGTATGATGCACAAATACATCATCTCCATCTTCCTTATCTGAAACAACGGTTAAAAACCCATACCCTGCCTTATTATTAAACCACTTTACTCTGCCACAAACACGAAGATTACTATTTTGGGTGTGTTCAGTAGATGTTGCCATTATATTACTATATTAGGGGCAACCCTTTAAGTTTAGGTTGGTTATATATTTCGTTGATTAGTGTATGTTGTAATTTTTTATACGGAGGCGTTTCTTTATATTCTAGATGAGTTACGATAGTTAAAAATTCCCTAATTTCATTAGGTATTTCATATGCTGTGTTTTTTTGCAATATGGCTTGCTTATATATAATTATCGTCTTATCATTCACCAATTGGGTCCATGGAAGTTCTCCTAATAACATATGAACAAACATATAGCCCAAACTGATTAAATCGTCCCTTCGACTAGGGGTCATTCCTTCATGAACATTTGGGCTAATATATTCAATCGTACCGACAATATTATTTGTATTAATGGTTTTTTTTATATGTTCATTGTTTCTTAAATATGCTTTAGATAACCCATAATCAATAAGATAGATAGTATCTTTATCTTTTAAGCCCAACATAAAATTATCTAATTTTATATCTCTATGCAATATACTCCTAGCATGTATATGCTCTATTATGGTTATTATTTGGTCAGCTATAGGGACTAATGTTCTATAATCATATCTTTCTTTCTCTCTAAGCTCCTCCTTCAAACTTGGTCCTAATAAATCAAATACCGCATAATTGCATTTTAAATCCGACCCATACCATCGTAACTTATATATTCCCTTTATATTTGCTAAATGATTGCAAATCTTTATTTCGTTCTTTAAAGAGGATGCTGACCGGTCCACGCTCTTTATTGCTACATACTCATGGGTACGCAGGTTCTTTCCTTTATATACCTTTCCAAACGTCCCCTCTCCTAATATTTTTAATAATTTATATTTTTTTTCAAACATATAATATACCGTCCGATATATATTAAATATATATTCACCATTAATATTAATGGTCCTCGTCTCTTGTAATAAAGTGCCTGACTCTTATAATACGGACTATGAGACGGCATGCGCATTTGAATTGAGTGTTTGGCAACGATGGGCGTTATGGAGTATTAGTAACAATAATCATACCCTTATTTGTGCTCCTACCGGCTCAGGTAAAACGCTCCCAGCCGAATTCGCCATTGAACATTTTATTAAATTAGGCAAGAAAATTATATATACTTCTCCTATTAAAGCCCTCTCTAATCAAAAACGCTACGATTTTTCCAAGAAATTTCCTCAATTTTCATTTGGTTTATTGACCGGAGATATCAAAGATAATATAGACGCGGACGTGCTTATTATGACTACTGAGATCCTCAAGAATAATCTCTCTAATAAGGGTAGCAATGCTACATTGGATTTTAATTTAAATATTCAAGAAGACGTTGGTATTATTATTTATGATGAGGCGCATTATTTTAACGATACGGATAGAGGACACGTATGGGAAGAGTGTTTTATGTTACAACCTAAACATATTCCTATGCTTCTCATGTCGGCTACGTTGCATAATCCGGAAGAATTTGCAAATTGGTTGGAATCTATTAGTCAAAAAACGGTAGTATTAGCTCAAACGCCTATTCGCCATGTTCCTTTATTCCACTATTTATGGTTTGCGACTCATCCTTCTGTTCATAAAAATATTCGGGATATGGACCTAGTTAATAATATCAATCAACATACGAATAAATTATTGCGTATTCAAGACGACACTTATCACGAGAAGAATTATTACAAGATTCACCATATTAAGCGCGACCTTCAAAAATACGATGTACGGGTAAAACGAAATTATATATTGAACTCCCTTATTCAATATTTAACGAAAGAAAAGTTGCTCCCAGCCATTTGTTTTGTGTATTCGCGTAAGAAAGTTGAACAACTGGCAAGAGAGATTCAAAAATGTCTTCATACTGACGACAAAAAAATCAATATGGTAGCGCAAGAGTGTCTGAAAATACTCATGAAAGTACCTAATTACAAGGAGTATATCCATTTACCCGAATATACGCAATTGGTACGTCTATTAGAAAAGGGGGTTGCCTTTCATCATTCAGGTATGCTCCCTATTTTGAGAGAAATGGTAGAGTTAATGTTTTCAACCGGATATGTTATGCTGCTATTTGCAACGGAAACCTTTGCACTTGGGTTAAATATGCCGACTAAAACAGTCATCTTTACCCAATTATCTAAATTTGACGGGATACAGTTCCGACCCTTATATGGACATGAATATAATCAGCAGGCGGGTAGAGCAGGCAGACGAGGATTTGATGAGAAGGGAGTTATTATTCATTTAGCTAACTTGTTTGAGTTGCCTACCTCCTCCGAATATAGAGAAATGCTGGCAGGCAAACCTCAACAATTAACGTCTAAATTCAAAATATCATATGGATTAGTATTAGAGCAACATAGCGCCAATATTGAAACCTATACCAATAATAGTATGATTACGAGGGTAGTAGGTAAAGAAGTTACCTATTATAATGGCGAAATAGAGAGACTTACTAAAGATATTTCGGTCCAACACGACGTCCTAGCGCACTTATTTACTCCTATAGAGGTATTAGAATCGTATCACGAATTACAGAAACGTGATAAACTAGTTTCTAACAAAGAGAGAAAGGCGCATCTAAAGAAGGTACGCGAGATCGTGCACGCATATAAGCATTTAGTTCAAGATTATGAATATTATACCAATTACGAGGATATGCGCGCGGCATTAAATAGTGTTCGTATTCAAAAAGAGCATAGTGAGGATTATATTGGTTGGAATATTAAGCGGGTGCAGGGTATATTAAAGGATGGAGGGTTTTTGGATGACGCGTTTCAGTGTACAGAAAAGGGAGAGATTGCGACGTATTTTAAGGAGGCTCCTGCCTTGGCGTTGACCGATTTATTATTGGAGACTAATTATTTTGAAAAGATGGATACGAATCATATCGTTGGATTATTAAGTATGTTTGCTAATATTAGAGTAAGGGATGAATATAAGCAATGGTTTGCACCAGATGAAGATGTATATCTGAAATATGCAATTGAGTATGTGGATGATCGTATACAAACCTACGAAGCCCTAGAGAGAAAGAATGAAATTTATTTTACTAGTACGGAAACTCAGAATGATATTATTTCCTATGTAATACAATGGTGTCATGGTACAGATGAAACCTATTGTAAAAAGATTTTGGAAACAATGACGTATAATACGGGAATATTTATAGGCGATTTTGTGAAGGCATTGCTTAAGATAAATAATATTGCAACGGAACTAGAGAGTATATGTTTGGAAAAGAACCAATTGGCATTATTGGAGAAAGTGAGAGGGATTCCAGTGAAGACACTCAAGTTTGTGGCTACTAATCAATCGTTGTATGTCTCATAGACTACGGTTCGTTAACGAAGGCTCTTGCACCTTGTCACTGTTTCTCCTCTCCTCTTCGCTAGGGAAGTTCTCGCGTGAAGTGCTTGACTGCTTTGATTTCGAACGGTTCATCACCATTGTTAGACACATCAAACCACTACCGTGTTTTCCACCATAGATTAGTAGAAAATGTTACGCCTCTAGATAGCTTGCTGTAGTTCTCAGTAACTTCCGCGCTATTCGTGGTAATATATCAGCAATGGCGAAAATGGATCCTCCCTGACGTCCGGCGTGGTTGTCTATAATCTTCAAATAATATTTTTTACATAAGTATACACTGATTTTTATCTAATTCCACCTCATCAATTATATCATAATCCTTCTCTCTAAGCGATTCTTCTTTAGATGTTTTATCCTTTACTATGTCCTTCAACATATATTCTTTATTTCTAATTTGAGCGCCGTATACCGAATCCTCCTCTTCGGATGCGCAAACCTGACTGACCCACGTATCATATTCATAATTATTCATTTTACGATAATATTCCTCGTATTCATTCTTCATTCTTGACTCTAATTGTCTAGCATGGCGGAGCTTACGTCGTCGTCTATCGCGCAACCGTGCTGATTTAGTTGGTTGATTTCGTTGCATTATATATTACTAATATTATATTTCTAATATTAAATTAGCCCCAATTTTATTTTCTGTTTGCCGTCGTCCCCCTTAATAATTTGACCAATTTTTAGCCCTTGTGTAGTAATAATTTCGGTAGTCAAGGTATTAAAATCATAGGTTGTAGGTAATCTAATAATATTATTGGTTTGTTCATTATATACGTATAAAAATTTGCCATTAAACTTTTTATTCAACCGTTGAGATGCGTCCGCTTGCAATACTTTATATGTTTGTTTTATTAATTTTTTATTCCTTGCTTCCATCTTGTCATCCTCATCTTTACTAATATTAGGCTCATAGGAAAATGCCGCTTTGCTAGTATTTGCGAATGTCTTGCAATTGCGCGGATTATCTTTATCTTTGTGTAATTTACAATCAATCGACGTATCTTTAAGCACGTCTAATATTTCTTCATTTATTTCGCGTTTTTTATTAGCTACTTGATAAATATATTCGTCCGTCGTTTGTATTTTTTTATCAAATTTACTTTTGTCATGAAATCGTAATTCTTTTGATATTCCGGTAGTTTTATTCTTAGGATCTAATTGTTCTTCTGAAAAAACGGTTAAATATAAAAATACTTTTACGGTTTGTAACGCTAATTCCAATTCGGTATGGCTACATATTCTTCGGGCTCGTCCAATTACTTGGTCGGTGCGCACTGGATGCCAATATGGTTCCATAATATGGACATATCTAGTATTTTTAAGACTAATACCCTCCGCTCCTGCGGCTGTAATCATGATTACTTTAATAATCCCTCCCATTTTGTTGGTAGTATACGTTTTTAATAGTTCATCGCTAATATTTTTGGGAACTAATTCCCATTCCCCGTTATAGATATTTCTAATAATTTCTTTCTCTTCTGCATCTTCTGTTCCTGTGTATAACGCATAATGGGGTTTAGCTGGATCCAACGTATCTAATGTCCAAACTTTTGCTACTTTTTTTAATTTAAACTCTGAATACCCATGATAATCTAATACTGCTTTAAAAATACCGATACCTTCCAACGACCTAAACGCACTATATAATAAATGCAACCCTGCATGGTCTGGGTTTTGAATATTTAGTAGAATATGTAAAAATTTAGGACTATACATTGCTAATCCATCCTCGGAAAAATTAGTTGCTGCATTAGCCACCAGTTTTTGTATAGCCGCCTTACTGGGTTCATCTTGTTTTTGTTTAGTATCGCTGCTATCTTCCTCATAATTATATTTTGGTTTATCTTCAAAGGTAGGAAATACAAAATTGCAACTGGACCGAGAAAAGATACGATAAGTAGAGGCAGAATCGTTGTACATGTGGTCGGCTTTTTTCTTCGGGGCGGATTTCTTCTTTTCCGTCTTTCTTTCTACATTTCTCTCTTTTTCATAAATAGACAATTGGTGCGCGCTCATTTCTACTCGTACCTCCTCTATATCTTCGGCTTTATTAAACGTAGGCATCAGTTTTACTAAATCGGGAAAAAAAGACACCAGTCCAACGATTCTCTTTTGTAATTTATTTTTGTTTTTTAACTTGGTATCAGCACCTACAAAGTCCTTGATAAAATCCTCTAAACTATCCGGTAAAGCATTGTATTTTTCCACAGTAGGATCAGATAACACAATCTTATGGGTTAAAAATACAGATTTTAACTCCGATAGTACCTCCTTATCAGTTATCTGTATATCCGGGTTTTTACTAACCCCCTGATATCCCGCATCAGTTTTGGCCGCCGAAGCAAACTTACTATCATATCCTAATGGGTTTCTTGTAATAATAAGTTTTTTATTAGCAACTTGATAATTAACATAGTCAATACTAGAAGATAATAAGTCGCTATGTTTTATGATTTTCTTTATCTCATGTAAGTTGATCTTTTTCGCGCCGGCAGTTATTTTAACATCTATTTTCCAAGTTGATATAGCGCCTCGCAATATATTAAACAATATTCCTACTTCGTTTGGATAATTAACAACCGGCGTCCCCGTCAATAATACTATTTTACAATTTACGGCTAACCTCAAATACTCGTATAATTTAATAAATAAGTGGGTCTTGTCTTTTAATTTATTGGCGATTCGGCTGATAAAATTATGGGCTTCATCAATAATCACTACTTTATTATCAAATGGATTTCCATCAACACATTCATTGCCCACCATCTTTTCGTCTTTGCATAAATGTTTGTACCAATTCGTTTTAGTAATACCATTATAATTGACAAACTGATATTTTGAACGGATCATTTCATCTAATTGCTTTTCTAGGCTAGTTTGTTGGGTCGTATCTAATCTCTCATAATTGGAATCTTTATTGATATCTACCAACCAAACGCCTCCCTTCTTTTTAATATAACTTACCGATAATGATAATACGGCCGACAGAGATTTTATCTCTTCCGCATCTGTTACGGATACCCACTCCCAAAACTGCTTCTTTTTATAATAAATATCTCCGCAAAATTTAAGTTCTTTAATATAATTGGATTGTAATGATGCGGGTGTCATTATTAATATATTTTTATTATTTTTCATACCCTCAGCGATGGCGATAGAAGAGCACGTTTTACCTGAACCTAATCCATGGTATAGTAATAAGCCACGATAAGGAGTGAAAACGTTTATATAATCCCTTACTATTTTTTGGTGTGAGAGAAGAGTAAAGTTATCACTTTTAGTGCAATCTAGATTGAGTTTTTCTTCCGCCAATTGGCTTTTATAGGGTTCCAATACACCATTAATAAAAGACATGAAGACGGCCCGATTATTCATATAATAATTAAACCTAGATGGACTATACGCAATAGACACTGGCAATCTCTCCATATATTTCTGTAATACGGCATAGGACTCTATCTTATGTGGCGATATAGGTTTTTGTATTGGCTTAGCGGTAGGTTTAGCTGTAGGAGGGTCGTCTGGTTTAGCTGTAGGAGGGTCGTCTGGTTTAGCTGTAGGTGGGTCGTCTGGTGTATCTACCTGAATATTGGGGTCCTCATGTGGAACCGATTCGTGTACGACCACCGTGTCTGCTTCTGGTAGTTTTCCTAGTTTTATTCTTTCTAATATACGATGTCGTTCGTTGTCGCTTATTGCTTTATCGGGTTGAAATACCTTGATGCGAACTAGATTGGTTTTTGGGGCTTGTGGTTTTATTTTTTTCTTAAATTGCTCCATTTAATAGTATAATAGATAATATTATATAATATCTAGCGCTACTAAACATGCGTGCTGTTCTGCCTTTTTCTTTATTTTATGTTTGGCTTCTCCTAATAATAAAAAGAATTTATCTCCTTTATCGTGTAATAATTTAATTTCTGCAAAGGATTTCTTTAATGTTGTATATTTAATTGCGGTATTATACGATTGATTATGTATATTATGTCCTAAACATAAATACACCCCCATATGATACCCTGTGTCTTGGTCATACCCTCTCTCGATATACATAGGAGTGGTCTTGAATTCTTTTTGAATTTTCACTTGCAAAATATTTTTATAATTATCATCATTAACAATTATATCTGTCCAATTGACGTGTCTTTCATATACACTTTCTAGAAAAATTTGAACCATTTGAAATCCTGGTCCACATACAAATAACGTTTCGAACCATTTCTCTTCGTCTTTAATAGACATTTTATTGTAATCTAAAAATAAGGCGGCTAAAAACGCTTCAAATAAGCAGCCTAATTTTTTTAGATTCGTGCGGGACTTCTTTTCTTCGGCATGATTAGATAATAATAGCCATTTATTCAAATTCATATCATATGCTAATTTTCCAATGGCCTCATTCTTGACTAAAGCTATTTTCTTTTCCGTCATAAAACCTTCGTTTTCTTTAGGAAACCGTCTATATAAATAGTATTTAGTAATCGCTTCTAAAATACCATCCCCTAAAAACTCCAATCTCTCATTTGACTTTTGGCGTAATGGTAAGCAATCTCCTGGTTGAGTTGCAATTTCTATATTTTGCGCCTTATTCTCTAAATTAGGACGCTTGGTATAAGACTTATGTACAAACGCACGTTGATAAAGTTTTAAATTATACACAGTTCCAGGTAACCCATAGCTTTTTAATATGGATTCCACATCTTTTTGGGTAATTTCTATATTTTTATTATTATACGGATTATATAATAATAAACCATCTTCATTAACCACAATATCTTCTAATTTATCAGCCATTAATTATATAAACGGTAATTACATTTAATATAATAATGGATATAATTATTGATTACAGAGAGACAGATTTAATTAAATATATGAAGAAAACGAATACCAATGATAACCTTACTATTAGTAATGCTAACTTAGAATTAGGAGATGTTCAGTTTAATCTAAATGGGTCGTGTATATTAATTTTTGAGAGAAAGACAGTAAGTGATTTGGCCTCATCCATTTCTGATGGTCGTTATAAAGAACAATCTCACCGACTAATGAATGCTTCCCTCGCTAATCATAAAATATACTATCTAATTGAAGGAAATATATCGGCACATAAATCCAAGTATTCCAGAATAACTTCTGCTGCTTTGTTGTCGTCTTTATGTAGTCTCTCTTATATAAAAGGGTTTTCCATATGGAATACTGCTTCTTTAAACGAAACTACTACTTTTCTACTCCAATGGGCGACCAAAATATTAAAAGAAAAACCTAAACCCGGGCATATTGCGAATAATCCTACGACGCATACTCAGGTCTATACGGAAGCAATTAAAATCTCTAAAAAGTCTCAAACCACTAAAGAAAATATAGTGGCTATCATGTTAATGCAGGTTCCGGGAGTTAGTAGCGCCATAGCAAATACCATATCGGATTTATACAATAATAATATTTTTGAATTATGTACTGCTATTAGAGAGAATGGAGAATGTCTCAACAATATAAAATACAATCCTATGTATTATCCTACCCTAACTTCGCAAACTAACCGAAAGATTAACAAAAAAACCATTGAAAATATTATAACACTATTTAATATATGAAGGTTCATTATTATTTAGGATTGATGCTACTAAGTATTTTAACAATCAACGTGTGGAAGAGCACTGTGGTAGAGGGTATGGTTGGGGTTGATTCTGTATATTCTTCGCCAGCCGGTTATGTACCAGACCATTCTCCCCCTAAAGCCCCAACACCAATAAAAAAGTCTAAAGCACAAAGTTATAAAAAAGAAATAGAACCAATATGTGAAGGAGGGTTTGTACTTCCTGGATTTCCATATACGATGCAATAAATAAAATAGGCGCGCATATATATATGAACCAAATAATTACTAATATTACTTTAGGAATAATATTAGTAATTATTTTGGTAGTAGGATTGTGGAATCCTACTTTATTGGAAACTATGAGTGATATTCGAATCCCTAAACCCATACCGAAACCTCCTACCCCAACCGAACAATTAAATGCGCTCAATGCTGAACTTATGAAGGTCGTAGATAATAAAAAAGATGATTCAGTTATAGGGCTACAAAAATTTAAACTGAATATTATCGCGATGCTAGAGCAAAAGATATTACAAAACATGATTCCTACAGAAGGAATGAAGACTCATTCTGATATAATAAGTCATCTTCTCTCGCCAGCATTCCTACCGTATATAACGGTATATAACGGTCTGCGCGCTATGCCCTACAGGCCATTGGATTAGAATAAAAATCCTGAATTTTTATTATTTCATTATATATATATATATATATATGAAATTATATGACCAAATAAAACCGTATCAATATTATATTTTAGGCGCAATAGTACTATTATATTTCCTCATGACGTTCTCTAAACGTACTTTAGTAGAAGGAATGCACGATTCAGATAAATATGAACAATCTGTAAAAGGTTCTTATACTAAGGTTATGGATGCCCTTAGTATACCTAAATATAGGGCCAATTATGAAGACATTATAAAACACAAAATTAGATGGTGTGAATCTAATATATTATCGCATAGTGTATCAGATAATCTAGACCTAACGGATTCCATGTCAAGCAGAAACAACGCTCATATAAAAAAAGTAAATAACATACAAATGTTTAAAGAATCGCTTCTCAAGTCATTAACGTTTCTGGATACGCAATAAATTACGCAACATAGATTGCTACTTCATTCTCTTTGTACTTACCGCTGTCGATAACCTGTTGGGTATAATCAGTGCCTCCCCAATTAGCATCCATCGGATTATCACTTACACTCGCGTCTTCTTGTACATGAAATAATTTATCTAAAGGAGTGTTATCGCCTACCGTTTGGCTTGCTGGATCCATACTCGCATACATATTTTGGTTATAGGGCGGATTATCTTTTGATGCGTCTTTTAGTAAGTCGCTATAGGGGTCGTGTCCTTTATTATTAACACTAATATTACCTCTTTTCTGAGTATTTATATTAGCTGGAACCGATTGAATACCTGTATGTATTTCAGTTGCGTCTGGATACATTTTATATACTTCCTTATTTTGGGAGTCGTATTCTCGTTTTAAAAATAAAACGGGGCATTGAATCTTTTGATGTCGCTGCCATTCGATAAATTCCACATATTCCTCTAAATTATTAAATTCAATTGGATTTACTCCAGGTATTTCTGCCTTTGTTGTATTTTTCAAAAAAATCTTACTACCTTTTTGTATTAAGAGGTTGGGACAATCCTTAATCTCAAAATTCTCTAAATAGGACTCGCCATAATTCATATAGTAATACATTCCTAAAAGGAATACAAATCCAGTAATAGGAATGGTAAGTTTCATAATATATATATATTAATTTATTATATTTTTATATATTTAATAATAACCTACCGTGTTTTTAGGGATGGATAATAAAACTACGGTTAAATTGTTGCTACTAAAAGTTAGTATACCTTTTAGTCCCTTATCTTTAAAAAGACCTGATATACGTACATATACGGGTGCGCCCTTCGGCTTCTTCATATCTAAGTGAAAATCTAAGGAAATTACCTCGTTGTAAGAGTGAGGTGTTTGATTTTTATGCATATCACATGTAAACCTCAACGCGAGATGTAATAACCGGGCAGCTGTCTAGCGCCTAGAGATGATTCACCATGACATTCATCATATTTATCATCCAAAAGAGCAGATATGTTTAAAGTATTCATATCTATCTCATACCGGGTATGTAATGAAGTACCCGTATTTTTGTAGAACATCCGAATATTACCATATTATATATTACCCATTATAATAATTTTAACTACCACACATTTCACAACTATCTTCTTCTTTTGGAATAATAGTAAATTGTTGCGCATTATGTTTTGGCTTTCTTCTTAAATAATAAATCCCCGTTTTTAATCCTTTTTCCCATGAATAAAAATGCATCGCCGTTAATTTTGCATAATCGGGATCTTCTATCCATAAATTCATACTCTGACTTTGACAGATATATGCTCCTCTATCCGCCGCCATATTAATTAACGTTTTCATGCTTAACTCCCATGCTGTCTTATATTTTGCCTTTATATGCTCGCTAATATTAGTAATATGCTGAATACTTCCCCTATTTTCTATAATATTGTCCTTCAACTCCTTATTCCATAAGCCTAAATCAATTAACTCCCTCATTAAATGTTGATTCACTACTATAAAATCCCCAGCCAACGTTCTTCTACTATAAATATTATTAGTAAATGGCTCAAAACACTCATTATTTCCTAATATCTGTGATGTGCTGGCGGTTGGCATCGGTGCCAACAATAATGAATTCCTTATACCATTGGCTTGAATCTTTTTCATTAATAGTTTCCAATTATACCTATCACTTGGAGCTACCTTCCACAAATCAAACTGAAAATATCCATTATACATTGGCGAATTCGTAAAGGAACTATATGCCCCTAAATATTTTTCCTCTAAATTATTCATTTCTGCTTGCAACGGCATATATTCTTCAAATCTTTCCCCCTTACCAGTAACCATATCTATCGGATTATCATAATCATTAAAGCCCAAAACATCATTATCCACCGCATTACGTATTGGTATTAATACCTTCTTTCTCTCCATCGCCAACTCACACGACGCCTCTAACGCCCCATGATAAATCGTCTCAAAAATAAACGTATTAGTCTCCTTAGCCAAATCAGAATCAAACGCAATATCCATTAACGCAAACGCATCTGCTAACCCTTGTACCCCAATACCTATAGGTCTATGCAATAAATTAGACCGCTTAGCCTCTTTAGTAGGATAATAATTCGTATCTATAATGCGATTCAAATTAACCGTCACGATTTTACTAATCTTATGTAATTTATCATAATTAAACTCCTTATTCTCCACACATTTACTTAATGCGATACTTGCTAAATTACACACTGCCGACTCTTCCGGTGATGAAAATTCTATAATTTCTGTGCATAAATTACTTGATTTTATCGTTCCCAAATTCTGTTGGTTCGATTTAGCATTCGCGGCATCCTTAAACAATAAATATGGCGTACCAGTCTCCATCTGTGCATCTAATATTGCCAGCCATAAATCCCTCGCATCAATCTCCTTTTCATACTTGTTACCGTCAATATATGTATTATATAATTTAGTAAACTCTTTGCCGTGGACATCTGCTAATCCCGGGCATTTATCCGGACAACATAAATACCATTTTTGTTTTCGCAAGACACGTCTCATAAAATCATCACACACCCATAACGCATAAAATAAATCTCTCGCACGAGCATTCTCATCTCCATGATTCTTTTTCAAATCCAAAAAATCAAATATATCAGCATGCCACAATTCTAAATACACCGCAAACGACCCATTCCTCTTTCCTCCACCTTGATCCACATACCTAGCCGTCTCATTAAATACCTTTAACATCGGCACTAAACCATTACTCTCCCCATTCGTCCCTCTAATTGGTGATTTTTTAGCGCGAATATTATGACAATGTATACCAATACCTCCTGCCCATTTACTAATCGCCGCACAATCTGCTAAACTCTCATAGATACCACTAATACTATCTTCCTTCATTGCCAACAAAAAACAAGAGCTTAATTGAGGTTTAGGTGTACCAGCATTAAATAGCGTAGGCGTTGCATGAGTGAAAGTTAACGCTGACATATGATCATACGTCTCCTTTACCTTATCCATATTATCTCCGTGAATTGCCAACGCAACTCGTAGCCACATATACTGCGGTCTCTCTACTATTATTTGATTTATTCGCATTAAATATGCTCTCTCGAGTGTTTTAATGCCGAAATAATCTATATTAAAATCACGTTCATGCATAATCATCTCCTCTAACGCATCCCTATGTTTCACAATATATTTCCATAATTCATTACTAATAATTGGCCGCACCTTATTATTATTATCTTTAAAATGAAACAAATTATACATGGCATCATAAAAAGTAGATACCGTGCGTTTTTGTAAATTGGTAATAGTAATTATTCCAGCCAATTTACCATAATCTGGATGCTCGGAACTTAATGCCGCAAATTGTTCGGCTAATAATTCATCGATTTTCATCGTCTCTATGTTATTAAATAACTGATCGGATATTTTAAAACAAACATCTGAAATAGGTAATGCTATATTATGCAATTTAGCTAGTCCCATTACACTATTCAATATTTTTTGAACCGATACCTCTTCTGTCATCCCCGAGCGCTTTATAACATGCATTGTTGTTTCCATTAAATATATATATACGCAAATTTTAAGTTTATTTCCCCGGACATTTACTCTTTCTATATAAATCATAAATACATCCGTGAAATTGGCTATTGATGTTTATATATGCACAACCCAAACTATATTTATCTTGTAACGGTTTCCATACCTCCTCAAACATCGTTTCTGGATTACATGTATACGTTATTTTACACCCTATTTCCGTTTTATATTTACCATTAAACTTGATAATACTATTATTTGACGTCACATTTCCTACAATTCCCAGATTGGTTAACATTTTACTGATATCCTCACACGAATTAATCTTACTAGACGATATATTCAACTCGCATGTGTTATTCATTAATATAAATCCTTTGTAATTTATATTAAAATTTAAATTAAACTAATGTTGCTATATAGGGATCATCTCTATTTAGCGTAACTCTGAGTACATTAAGTATGGCCGGCCTCAACACTGCGCCACTACCAGAGGACATTAACATTTGACGCATTGTAAGACGCCCCTGACGCAGCCTTAATTCCCAGAGTGGTCCGTTCAAACTCGCGGGAAACAACGTTTCGTCAAACTCCATTTTTATAAACCCTTTTTGCATAAATGGCTCTAAAACGGCAGTGAACAGACGCTTACGCGACCTTTGGTGCGCAGCAACG